CGCACCTGCAGTTCGGGTGAAGCGGTATAAGTCCCGCCGCTCTATTAAGCGGATAGACCTTGCCTTCCCGTGGTTCGCATAGCGGACAGACGACGTCGTCCCCTGCGGTCGACCATTCGGCGAGGACCTTGACGCCTTGGACGCCTGCTTCGCGATAGACGTTAATGGTCGCGACGTGATGCGCCCTCATTATTTCGGTACGCGCGAGCGTGCGCGCGCGAGTGATACCGCGCTTCCCGACCTGGTCGGATAGGTTCCTTGCTATCTCCCTCGGTCCCCTTCCCTCGATAAGGCCCGTCGCGAGCTCCCTGCTGATGGCCGACGACATCGCCGCGTTGATGTCCCTGAGCCCCTCATACGTTCTCGTCGCGATGAGCCCGACCGCGTCCGCGTGGATAGGGGCGAGGAACTCACCCCTGACGTACGGCTTGATCGCCCCGCCCGCCTTCTTAAGTTCCGCGTGCCCTCTCGCGATTCCCTTCTTGTACGCGCTCTCGATGTAGACGTCGCTCCACGCCCCACTGCCAACCTGTGAACGTCCGATACCCGTCTTTAGCTCGAGCATCCCCGCCGCTTCCTGCTCCCTGAGCCACGTCATGAATCCTTCGACCTTCGCGGAGCTCGTCGGGAACGCGAACTGGCGCGGTAACGGTCTCGGTATCTTAGGCCGTGCGAGGACTTCAAGGAAGCGCGACTCGCTTCCCTTCAGACCGAAGACGTCGAGACGTTCGACCGCGTCGACGATAGCCGCACGGAGGGATATAAGACGTCCCGACGCATCACGTGCGAATCGACGCGCAAGGCCCGCCGTCCGTGACGGGTCTCCCCTTACGTTCGCTATCAGTATCTGGCGCGTACGATCATTCGGCATGGTCGGTCCCCGTTATATATTCGACTAAGGATACGAAGTTCTCCCAATCGTAGGACGTGCACTTCGCGCGGGTCGAACGATGGTAGTCGTTATGGTAATGCGAGTGGCAGTCGCCGCACATCGTAATCCCGTTAAACGGGTCGAACCTCCGCCCTGGGAAATACGACGCGTGGTTCAGGTGATGCGCGTGGAGGTTATCGACCGCGCCGCAGCACGGGACCTGGCACGCGCCGTCCCGTTCGATGACTTCGTCGCGCCAGTCGTCGTATTCCCCCGTCCTTCTCCAACTCTTCTTACTCATTCCCATTCCTCCTTGCGCTCCATAAAGACAGTACCGCACGCCTGGCAGAGCTTGACGGACGAAAAAAGATTTAAGAGCTTACCCGTACCCGTTTCGAAGAGGACTTCGACGACGAGCATCTTAAGCCATATCTTCTCGTCGCACCCGACGCAGGTCGACCCGTCCCCCGTCGTCCACCGGGGACGGAGTCTAGCGTGTAGCGTAATAGCGTCTTGTCCCGGCATTAGAGAGACTCGAGCTCCTTCTTAAGTTCGGCGATACGTGCCTTGCAGTGCGCCACGCGTTCGTCGCGTTGCTTGTCCATCATCTCGTCGGGAAGGAGCATTACGTTTTCGTGCTTCCATCCTTCGTCGGGATTGGCGGGGCGCTTGCGCTTACGCCTCGCTAGGGGACGCAGGAGCGTGATATAGGGCCGGTACTGATGCCGGTCTTCGTCGTCGATGCACGCCTGGTAGGCTTGGATAAGGCGCTCTATTTCCTTGGCGCGTTCTAGTGATGCGAGTTTCATTATTCTTCCTCCTCCTCTTCTTCGTCTTCTTCGCCAGGTAGGTTCTTAGTCTTGTTAGCCTTTTCGAGGTTCTTTAAGCTTTCGGCGCGCGCCGCGTCTTCTTCTTCCTGATGGCGCTGTTCTTCTTCCATCCGCTCGTCGAAGTATTCCGCGAGTTCCTTAAGTTCGTCGGCGTCGAGGTCCCAGACTAGCTCAAGGAACTTATCGGGAGGCATAATCGCTTCTGCGCCAGACGTGACGTACTTAACTAACGCTTCGGTGCGCTTGAGCGCTATCTCGGTGGCGTCCTTCGGAGTAAGTTCCATGACGTCCGGCCAGTCGACGGTATATTCGCCGTCCTTCGGCTTCGAAAGGACTCCTACCTTAACGAGCCTGTCGATAAACGGGCGGAGCATTACGTCTTCGCAGAAGTCGGTGCGGCGTTCGTCGACGACGCGCTTCCAGGATTCGGTATCTTGCGCGCCTGCTAGCTGGGCCTCTTCGGAACCAGTCAGGATACGCTTCGGGATACCCGTCGCCGCGCTCATCTCCATGAGCTGCGCGTTGACGTGTCCTTCGGGGTCTTCGATCTGGGGAGCGAGTTGCTCGATGTCGAGCCCCTGCAACTTCATAAAGCGGTTGACGCCGTGGATATACTTTTCGATTTCTTCTTCGAGCTTAGTCATATCCTTAGAATCGACGTTCGCGTCTGAATCGAGGACGAAGCCAAGGCCGGGGAACGCACCCCGCCAGAACATCTCGGCGGAACCGCCGGTCAGACGCTCAAGGCAGAGAAGGTTATTAAAGACCGGCTGCATACGCGGCGTCCCGACGGAATCGCTATCGACTACGTTATCGGCGACGTGTAAGACGCGCGTCCAGTGGACTACTTCGGCGGGCTTGTTATTCTCGAACTGCAGGCGATACGTCTCTGGCAAGCCGCAGCGCTCGTCGGTCGTATCGCTTACCGTCGACGCTACCTCGACCTTGTTCTCCATAAGCGGAGTCATATAGAGAAGGTCCTTAGCGGCCGTGCACGGTTCGCTGAATTCCTTCCCATCATCGAAACCGAGGAATAACGCACCATGACTACCGACGCCAGCGAGACGGTCGGCACGCTTCAGGTAGTGCCAGACGCGGCGCTTCTTGACGAGCGACTTCCAGTCCTGCTCGAACGGACTTTCGATATCCGCTTCGGGAACGTCCCATACTTCGGGTCGTGCCATCCAGCAGGAGTTCGGGAATGCGTCGACTACACGCTTGGCGTAGCCCTGCCTGCTATAGTGCGCGAAGTACGTATCAAACACGATACTCGTCGGGAAGCCGAGTGCGGTATAGAGGTCACGGTCGGTCCCATAGTGGTACCCCGCCCTCTGTGCTAACGTAGCCCGACTCGACGTCGCACCCGTCGACGTAGCGTTCGCGGCCATAAGCGTATTCGCCATGCGCAGGCGGGCGAGCGCTTGCGTGAGTTGCTCGCCGTTACTTATTACGTTAGTCTGGTCGGTCAGCCCCGCTTGCGCAAGGTGCTTATTGACCGCCATCGGCGTGACCTTGCGGCGGGCCTTACGGGGCGCTCGTTTAGTACTAGTCTTCTTCTTAGTAACCATCTTCTTCTTCCTTTATGTTAGCGTGTGTGTATGCGTATATGATCTATAGCGTTTATGCTTATGCCCTAAGTAGTTATCCAGGGTCGGGGGGAGTTAGTCATAAAAACGTTTTCCTTTTTATTCCTTGCCCCAGGCGCCTGCCTTCTTGCGCGCCCTCGCTAGATAGTTAAATGCGCCTGCGGATGCGTCGACCTGGTCCTTGCGCTTACCCATAGGGAAGTCGCGGTGCTCTTGCATAAAGTCCTTCGTCCAGCTTTCGTTAAGGATAACGACGTTCCCGATATTAAACTGGATGCTGTACGGCTCGGCCCGTGTTACCTTATCCCCGGTGACGCGGTCGGCGTAGGCCTTAAAGCCCGCCATATCCTTGATGGTAAGTTCGGCGCTTTCCTTACCGCCGCTCCCTGGTTCTTGTTCGGTCTTGATCACGCACTCGCGGCCGTCCTTTTCGGCGGTAATCTTCATTATCTTGTTTCGGTCGGCGGCGACCCACTGGCCGCGGACGACGTCGACGACCGCAAACTGGCCGTTAGCTAACTTCGCCATCTTTACCCCAGCGGTATAGGCTGCGGCCTTAGTATCGCTCGCCGCCTTATCCCAGTAGCGGACTTCCGAAACGACGGACGCCGGTAATACGTCCGCCCTCTTCGCCTTCTCTGGCTGGAACATCCCGCCTTCGCGCGGGGACGGCCGTTGCTGGAGCTGTGCGGCGGCGGCGTAGGGTCCGAGCTTCTTCTTAAGCTCTTCGACTTCGTCTGGGCCGAAGCGTTCGGGCCATAGTAAATCCCCTTCCTTTTCGCGCCAGTCTTCTTCCCATCCTTTAACTTCCGAACAGATACGGCTTTCGCCTTCGTATTCGGCGGGAAGGCAGTGGTGCGTCCAGCTATCTTCGCGTTCGAGGATATGGCCGGTTAAATCTTCTTCATGTACGCGCTGGCCGATTACGATATAGGCCCCCGTCTTCGCATCGTTCAGACGCGAGGACATACTTTCGTCCCACCAGCGCAGGCAGGCGACGCGCTTCGCTTCCGATTCCCCTTCGACAACGTTATGCGGGTCGTCGACGACTATAACGTCGCCGCCTTCACCGGTGAGCGCGCCATCGACCGACGTCGCTATCCGATATCCGTTCTCTGAGTTGTCGA